AAAAACCAATATGTTGACATAGAGTCAATTAGATTGTATTATAATAAAAAGCCCCGGTGACGGAATTGGCATACGTGTATGACTTAGGATCATAATTTTGGGAGTTCGAGTCTCCCCTGGGGCACCATATTGAAGCACATCCTAAAATCCCGAAACTTTCTAGCAAGGTCCGGAACAATCTAGAAAGCAAGCGGAAAAAGCGTAAGAACCCTTAGGGTAGTGGGATAGTCGGCGGTGAGAATCCGCAGAGTGTGTGTTTCAATATGGTAATGTAGCATAGCGGCTAATGCGGTGCCTTCATATGGCATCTATCGTAGGTTCGAGTCCTTCCATTACCACCAAAGACAACGCCCTGTTAGTTAAATGGTATAACTACTATTTTGTAATCAGAGATTGGCAGTTCGATTCTGTCACGGGGCACCAATCAAATCATATAGGATAAACATGGCTAGAATTACATCACAGAAAGCAGAACAAATTATCGGAAATAAATTCGATATGATTCTTATCGCAACTGCAAGAACAAGAGAACTTCGCAATGGTTCTGCTCCTAAAGTTGCAGGTAAAAATAAACCCATAGTCACTGCAATTAGAGAAATCGAGCACGGACTGATAGGAAGAGAATACTTAAGGAAAGTTAGATGAAAAAACTTATTGTGTGCGGGGATAGTTATATGACTCCTATGAACCGTCCTTGGAAAGGAAAAGAAGTCGTAGGAACTCATTTCAGCGAAATTATAGCCCGCCGCATAGGTTATGAGTTAGTAGTTTATGCCAGAGGTGGCATGAGTAATTTAGGTATCTGTATTCAATTACACACTGCTTTAAACTATGAACCTAGACCAGATCTCATACTATTAGGTACTACCAGTCCGGACAGATCAGAATGGATCTACAATGATCTGCAGAGAATTGACAAGGTTTCTATAAAGGATATAAATTATCATCATCCAAATAGTAGAAGTCATAAAACGCCGCTAGCGGGAGATAATCCTAAGGTTACCAGTTTTCAAATTTCTGATTATTTTATCAAAGGTGGTTGTCTAGAACAAGACGGAGATATCTATAAACAAGAACGAAAACAATCAATGGAAAGTTGGCTAACTTGGCTGTATCATCCTGATATTAAAAAATTTAATGATTTGCAGATTAGGAAAGCCATGTTTGCTGACCTGGATCAAAGTGGTATACCCTATGTAATATGCTATGATTGGTTTAAATTACATGATAGTGAAATAAAAAAGCCTAAAAATTTAAACTATGCCATGGATGATTTAATACAAATTCCTGCATTTGGACATATAGACAATGATGACGATCCAGGATATCATACACCATTAGAAGTTCAGCAAAAAATAGCAGATGTTATTTTAGAAAAATATTTACTCGGTATAGCACAGCCCGGTAGTGCGCTCGCTTTGGGAGCGAGAGGTCGTCTGTTCGAACCAGACTACCGAGACCAATCTTAAGCCTCGTTAGTTTAATGGTAAAACGTCGCCTTTACACGGCGAATAGCGGTGGTTCGATTCCATCACGAGGCACCAATCAATGGTGTTCTTAGTGTAGTGGCCTGCACATCTCGTTGTGACCGAGAAGGTATGAGTTCGATCCTCATAGTTCACCCCAATACACCAGGTTAGCTCAGTTGGTAGAGCAGCAGACCGATAATCTGTTGGTCGCAGGTTCAAATCCTGCACCTGGTACCAAATCTGACCGACCGTCGTTCAACGGAGAGGACAGGAGTCTTCTAAACTCTAAATGGGGGTTCGATTCCCTCCGGTCGGGCCAAAACAATGGAGGGTTAACTGGGCTGGGCCCAGCACTGTCTTGAAAACAGATGGACCGCTGACGCGGTTGGAGTTCGATTCTGCCAGCCTTCCACCAAACAGCAGTATAAGTAAGAATACGGAGAGTTGACCGAGAGGCCGAAGGTACCTTCCTGCTAAGAAGGCAAGCGGTCAAAAACTGCTTCGTGGGTTCGAATCCCACACTCTCCACCAAATATATGAAAAGCAAAGTAGCCCTATTTAAAAACCATCCAGAATGTAGCATAGACTGCTGTAATGGTATCATTGAGGCTCTTTCAACTGAATATAAAATTGATCTATTTGAAAAGCAGGATTTCAATAAAGTCATATTTAGAAACTATGATCTTGTTATATTTCCAGGTGGGATAGGAGATAGTCATAGTCACTACAATTTATTCACAAGACGTCAAGGTAACATGTTGGCTGAATATATTGAGAATGGTGGCAAATATCTTGGTATATGTATGGGTGCATACTGGGCAGGTCCATGGTATTTTGATCTACTAGAGAACATCGAAGTCGTACAATACATAAAACGTCCAACAGCAGATATTCGTCGTCCCTATAAAACAGTGGCTAACATCACATGGCACAATCAAGAATACAATATGTTCTTTTATGATGGATGTACCTACCTAGGAGACGAATCTACATTCATAACTGTTTCACGATATGCCAATGGTGACCCACAGGCTATAATACAGGGAAACGTAGGACTCATAGGATGCCATCCAGAAAGTGAACGTTATTGGTATAAAGATAGATATTTGAAAAAAGATTGGCATAACAAAGAACATCATGTTTTACTAAAACATTTTGTAAATCAACTATGTGAAGGTGCCTGAGTGGCCCAAAGGAACAGTCTGCAAAACTGTAAAGCCGTGAGTTCGAATCCCACCCTTCACTCCATAATGCTCTTATAGTTAAATGGCATAACACAGTCTTGGTAAGACTGTATTTCAAGTTCGATTCTTGGTAAGAGCACCAAAACATGCCGCTCTGGTGAAGGAGGTCCTCACGCTTGTTTGAAGAACAAGAGAACGCGGTTCGATCCCGGGGGGGGCGGCACCATACAATACCACCTTAGTATAATGGAGAATACCCTTGGCTACGAACCAGGAGATGTGAGTTCGATTCTTGCAGGTGGTGCCAGTTTTAGGATGCGTTCAGCAAAATCAATACATTAGACTTCTAATCTAACCCGTAAAAAAGCATCCTGTTTTATTCAAATAGATTGACACAGTCATATAAGTAATGTATTATTTGATCTAGTTATGCGGGTGTTCTCCTGGGAGAGGACACAGCCTTCCAAGCTGTTGAAGAGGGTTCGAATCCCTTCGCCCGCTCCAGAATCCCCGGCCCTACGCCGGTTAGTGAGTAGGCGCGATAAGACAAGCGTTAGGAGTCTTAGGTTAGCCATGCGACCTCCCTCCGGGCCCTTACATCCGGCGGGGTAAAAGACTGTGGCAGGGTTTGACCAGCCCGAACTTGGTACGGACAGGGTAACAACTCAAGTTGGGGCTCTTGGGAAAGAGTAGCCTACACATAACAATATAGCTTCAAATTGGGCAATAAAAAAATAAACTTTGAACGTAAAGAGTTGAAGAGTTTTCATAATTTATAGATAACGATGTTTTACTTGAAATCAAAATTTCAGTTCACAGATAATTCTAAAGAAATTATTATAAAAATGTTTCGGGATCTTTTTAGGACACATTTTAATCATGATCTGTATTCAAAAATATCTAGCAATTTTATATATACTCAACCTGGAAAAGAATTATTAATTTATTTTAAAAATCATAAAATTAAATTTGGTAAAATACAAGCATTTGTATCAAATAACGATAAATGGTTTAGAGGAAATCCGCATATAGATCTAACTCCCGAGGTTAATCCAATTATAATACAGAGTAGATTCAATGTATTAATTTTAGGAAACCCAAACGACAGAATGTATTGGTGGGATAAATTTTACGCTATCGAACATTTAGAACTGAAAGAGTTTACCTATCTCAATGGAATAAAATATAAATCATATGGTGTCAAAGGTGACACTATTGATGAAAGATGGAATTTTGTTGGAGAACCAACATTTAGTGTTGCTGATATTTTATGTCCAAGTGCATTTGTTAAAACTGACTGTGTTCATACCGTTAATGTTTCTGAAGGCCCTAGATTGGTTTTAACTGTGGCCTTAAATGAAAGTATAGAAAATTTAAATTATGAGAATTGAGTGCGGTCCATTATGGGATAGAAGATATTTAGATTTTGAGTTACCGGTTTACACGCCAATATCTAATCCTATTTTAGAAAATTTATATCGCAGAAGTCAAAAGTTAAAAAGAGATTATAGAATAGGTGTATTAGTCAGTGGTGGATTAGATAGCGCACTTTTATATTACCTTATGCTTTTAGAAAATCAAAGAACAGGAAATAAATTTATTATCACTCCTTACACTATCTTACGTAAAGAAGGTTCAAAAAATTACGCAATTAAGGTTATCAATCATATTCATAATCTATTCCTTTTAAACCATATAGATTTAAACATAGTCGGAGACAACCAACTTGAAGAAATACAACAAGTTGAATCAGGTGCAAAAGATGTCTTAATTGAAAATGATTTTGTCTATATTGGTATAATTGAATCTAGGCCAGAACATTCTATAAATTGGCTACGTGGAAAATTTACTGAAACTGTGCGTAGGCGTTATCCTTTGTTAAATTTACAAAAATCACACATAATAGACCTATTCTATAAATTTAACCTAGTTTCACTTATTCCCATTACTCATAGTTGTGCTGTTAGAGAACTTGTACCTTGTCTAAATTGTAATGGTTGTAATGAAAGATCTTGGGGATTTAAAGAAATGAAAATCACAGACACAAGTTAGTCTAATAATTCAAAATTAAAAGCAATTATGGTTTTTATACTACTTATTTCTTCGCTAATGGAATTTTGTCGTATTAAGATTTAAGATCTAAAAAACAAAAAGCATTAGATTCACTAGTCTCACTTGCTTGCCATTTAGAACCTAAGTTAAACCCTACAGATTGATAAGTAGTCCAACTGGTCTTTCTAGGGTAACTCCATATGTGATTAGATTGTTCATATTTGCCTTGCTCAATAGTTTCCAACAATAGTTCTTTACCATAACCTTGTCCCCTGTAAATAGGATCTACCCATAATCCACGAGATCTATATGATCCGTCAACACAAATATGCCCACTATTAACACCTATCAGTTTATTATTAAGGTAATAACCAAAAAACGTTGGCACAGATTCCATATTTCTAACATCATGACCTTCTATATACAACATGGCACTGGTCGGTTCTATAGCACTCAATCTTCCTGGCCACAAATGGTTTTGCCAAATTTGATATATTTTTTTCCATGAAATCTTTTTAATCATTCTTTATTTAAATTATTAACCATCTATATTGACAATTCTTTTATATAGTTGTATACTTAATGTGCGATCGTGAGTGGAATTGGAAGACCTCTGCCTCTATGGCAGGATGGGGCAAAGTCTTAGACACCGCCTTTGTAGGTTCGAAGCCTACCGATCGCAAATAGGTTGACAGGCATTTAGTTTTTCTGTAAAATCATTCAGTTGCGAGTGTGGTGAAATAGGTTGACACAAGAGACTTAAAATCTCTCGCTTCCGAAAGGGGCGTGCCGGTTCGAATCCGGCCACTCGCACCAAGTATCAAATATGCCCCCTTAGCTCATGCATGGTTAGAGCAGCGGACTCATAATCCGTTGGTGCGCGGTTCGACTCCGTGAGGGGGCACCACAAAATATGAAAATTATAGATTCTCTACACATTCCTTTTTATGAATTTAGATGCGATGAAGCATTAATTGATAGCATCGTTGAAACTTTGCCCTCGATTAAATTTAAAAAGGATTCCTCAAACAGCAACTCTGGTAATTTTTACAACAAAGAGTTGTTCTCTTGGTTTGACGAATGCTTAAAAGAGCTTTGCAAAGAATTATATAGTGATAGTATAAAGCTATCCATAACCGGATGTTGGCTCAACAGAGCATCTAGATTTGAAAAAACACAGTCTCACTGTCACATCAATTCTATTGTCAGCGGTGTGATGTATTTCTCTAATGAAAATAGCGGGAAAACTATTTTTAAGATCGATGATCCCTGGTATCATGCTCAAAACAATAAAGTCTTGCAGCTGACAAAAACACCAATTCATGAAAGATCCGTAACACTGAAGTCTGAAATTTTTCCAGAAAAGGGAAAATTAATTTTATTTCCCAGCAATATATACCACGAAGTAAATACACATAATGGTTCTCATTACAGGTATACACTAGCCTTCAATACATTTGTATCAGGATTGATTATGTCAAATGATGCAACAAGGCAGTTGAATCTAAATTCATTAGAAGTTCGAGCTGTATGATTACAGATAAAACAAATAAATTAAAAGTTCCGGATCGACTTCGAGAGGATTTATTAGATTTTGCTCTCACTCCTAATTTATCATACTGGGTTAAGAACCCTTACGGCCCAAATCGTAGATGTTGTTTTTTAAACCGTTTAAATTTGCCGTTAACAACCGATGTAAAAACTTTTGCCGAGTATTGCTTCAAAGAAGTTTTTAATACTACTGTTGCTGAAGAAGTAGAATTTGGAAATTTCTTAGGATTTAATAGTGAAGGAGCATTTGTTCACAGACATCGAGATCGTCAAGGACCTAATGGTGAATATCATGTTAGGTTAAATTTTTTAATACAAAAACCAGAAGGTGGCGGCATGCCTATTATTAATGAGTCTCCATTAATAGTCAACGAAGGACAGTGCTGGATTAACTGGGCAAGCAAAAACTATCATTCGTCTACTCCTGTAGAAGGGTGTCGACCTAGAATAGTGCTAAGTTTAGGATCTTATATAGATCTAGCTATAATAAAAAATTTTGAAAATGTATTTTAGTCAAAATTTAGAATTGCTTAGGGCAATTAGCACCAAGCGACATTTGCAATCCCATATCGCAGATCTTCCTGCAATATCTTGGGACGATGTAGTTAGCTGTATAAATGAAAATGTCTGCAACGAAAATCAAATAACAACCCTTGAAAATTTTGGAATTGTATTATTAGATACTGGTCCTCTAATAAAATTAAGAAGTGTTTTTAGAGATTTTTGTAACCTTAATCCAAAAGTTCCTTGTTCAGCACATCTTTATATTTCTCTTTCAAGCAAGTCAAAAACTTTTGGATGGCATAAAGATACATCAGATGTTATTTTTTGGCAAGCATTAGGTCAAACTTTATTTTCAGTAAAGGAAGGAAGTAAGATCTATGAATATGAACTGTTAACCAATGATATTATTTACATTCCGGCAGGAGTGAAACATTGTACACAACCATTGACACCGAGAGTAGGTATTTCTTTAGGTATTGATTATGCCGCTATTGCGACTTAACTTCAAAGTTCATAGCTACTATCGATTTGATATTTGAACCTTTGTTAGTGGGAGACTTATGTTTTATCCAACCTGGAAAAATGATAATATCACCTTCTTGAACTTTTGGTTTGATTTCAGCAGCTGACCTGTACTCTTGGAATACCGTACCGCCTGCTCCCTCTGGAAGATTTAAGTAATAGACCAATGCCCATTGGCAATAGTGTGTATGGTATGGATGGAAAGAATATCTTGCATATTCTTGAAACCAGAAATCAAGTATTTTAATTTCTGATTTCTGAAAAATTTTTTCTAGATTCTTTAACAAGAACGGAAGTATAAATTCTTGATAGTCTTGTTTTTTCTTCAAGTGAAAATCAGATTTGGTTATTTCATCTGATATCTGGAACTCTGCATAATCAATAAAACTTTGCAACCGTGATTTTATTTCAAGGTGCTCATTCATTTTAATTATGTAGTAAGGAATCTTAAAATAATTTTCTTCCATAAAGGCACTAATAAATATTATTTAATACATATTTTTAATGAGGAAATTTTATGTCAAGACCAGATATCACAATCATGGCAGTTAGTAATGTTTATTCTAGAGTAATGCATTTTTCAAAAGCAGGAGATATCGAACTAGGGCATTATCATACATATGATCACGGTACCTTATTAAGTTCAGGTGTATTAAAATTAGAAATTCTAAACGATGACGGCACAGTTAAAGAAGAAAAAGTTTACACCGCTCCTAAGATGATTTTAATCAAAAAAGAGTTTAAACATAGATTAACTGCATTGAAAGATGATACTGTAGCAGTGTGCATCCATGCTCTTAGAGATGTTGAAGGAGAATTACTACCTGTCGATGCGCTAGAAGAGGTTACCGAATATCAACCGGAAGAAGATAAAAAAGCACTAATCGAAAGAAGAAATACTCGAAGTGTGAAAGGTACATTACAAAGAGAAAAAGATATTGTAATAGGAAACTTTATATCAGAAAAACCAGTGTTATGACCGATATTCAAGTTGTAGAAAATTTTTTTCCTACAATTATTCTCAAAGAAGTAATCTCAAAGGTAGAACATTCTGAAGCTAGGTGGACTTATAAAGTTCGAAATCCAACTCATTCAGACTATTACGAAGTTTATAAGGCTCAAAAAAATGATCCAAATATTGTCGAGGATCTAAGCTATTTTCAATATAAATTTTACGGTTCTAATTCTACACTTCAAGATGAACGAATTGCTGAAATCTTTAAAACTTACATACAGAGCCAGTTTAAATTAAATGTTAGAGAAATACTAAGAATAAACTGTAACATTACATCTCCTTACCACAACTTTCAAGATCATCAATATATGATGCCGCACATTGATGCGAACATTCCACATCGATCTTTAATTTTTTATCTGCATGACTCAGACGGTGATACTGTTTTATTCGATCGATGCTACGACGGAATAAGCGAAAATATAACAGATCTAAAGGTGGTTAAAAGAGTAAAACCAAAAAAGAATTTGTGCTTGACCTTTAATGGTTTAAGATATCATTCTGCATCACCGTCTAAGTCTATTCTAAGACGAATTATCAATGTGAATTACTTATAACTTTTATTCACTTAAAAAATAATCTTTAACTGACATCCAAGAAGGATCGGTTTTTAATTCATTGTAGGGATGCTGTTGACTTTTATATTCCCACCAGCCTGTGCTAATATATTTTATCTTCTTTCTAGGTGGATTACCCCTGTGAATGTAATTAAAATATGCCGGCCAAATTAAAATAGTGCCTTGTGTTGGTTGTACTTCCAAATGTTGATAAAGAAACTCAGTAGTTCCGTCATCTGCATCGAGGGTATTTAGGTACAACATCCATACTAATACTCTTTTTTCTTGTTTATTATTTGTAGTATGTTCATGGTGCCAGTTATGAAAACCGCCATATAATGGAGTTTTTTGAATTTTACATTGATCGCTCACAAGCCCATATTGGTGCAAACCTCTATATTTTTTAGCATAAGTTTGTAAGCAGTCTATTAAGTTTATTTTGAATTTTTTTAGATCGGGAGTATCTGTAAATTTAAATGCTTTACTAAAATCATTTCGATCGTTTTGCTGAATTGCTGTGCCTTCAGCTTCCGAATGATCAAACAAATAAATTAAATTTTCGCAGGTCTCTTTTGATGCTGCTTCATGAAAAATTGCTATGTCATTATTAAAGATTGGTTTGATCATTTTCTTATTAAAATACTTCCAACAATTATAGTTTCTTCGTTAGCCTGTATTGGATTTATTCTAAATGCAAATGTAAAGCAAGAAGGAAAAATTATTACAGAATAATCAAGTAATGAATACCTTCCATTACGAATAAATTCAACCGAAACTGGATGTTCTGATTCTGTTATTTTTGCTATAAATGTAAGAGTCGACGGTTGACCGTCGATTTGATCTAAGAAAACCCAATCGTTTAAAAATCCATATTTTTCAAACTCTACTATTCCTAAATAATTACAAAACGAACCTTTTTGAGAAGCTAGTAAAGGGTTAGTATATGATTTACTAAATTTACGATATATTTTATTAGACAAATCATAATCGTTAACTGTCCAATGTTTTGTTTCGTACAGCTGATTTTTTTTGATCTGAGGCTGAACTGATGCCTTATAAATAATCAATGGTTGACAGACTTCATAACTAAGTTTATTGTCTAAATAAAGGATATCCATAAATGAACCATATTAGTAAAATAGCTGAAAGATTACAGGGTAAGATCAGAGCAGTTTCCGCTAGTTTAATTGTTTCTGAAGAAGTCAAATCTGAAAGGCTAAACATCTGCTTGCAATGCGAATATTTAGTGAAGCCAACCAACCAATGTACTAAATGTGGTTGCCTGATGAATTTAAAAACTAAACTCAAAGAAGTCAATTGTCCAATAGGAAAATGGTAAAAACCTACAGATCTCTCGACGATTATATCGTACTTTACAATAATTTGCTAACAGAAAAGAACTGCAATCTAGTAGTTCAAAATTCAAACTTTCAATGGAGTAAACACGAATGGTCACATTATGACAATATCGTTGATTCCACAAATAGAGACAATGAATTTGACATTGCTTACGCTAAAGACATTGTTGTACGCTTAATTTTAAACTCTGCAATTAACAAAGCATTAGAATTTTATTCTACTGAATTCAAAGTATCATACCAAACTCACACGATTCCAAGAATAAACAAATATAATGTAGGGAATCAAATAGAAAGTCACTTTGATCATATTACATCTATTTTTGATGAGAGCAAAAAGGGTATTCCAACACTTTCAATAGTCGGAATTCTTAATTCAGAATTCGAAGGTGGCCAATTTTATTTTTGGGAAGATAAGGAAATAAAATTTTCCAAAGGAGATATTCTTGTATTTCCAAGCATTTTCATGTATCGACACAAGGTATTGCCAGTAACATCAGGCACTAGATGGAGTTTTGTCAGCTGGGCTTATTAATATGAATTGGATTAAATTTAGCTGGAGCGACGGAACTGATATAACCCTTCCATCAAAATCAGGAACCTTTATAGTTGATGCTTCAAATGTCGTAGTTTCTGATGCACCTATTATAGAAAAAGCAAAAGAAGCTATTAGCATAATAGTAAAAAACAATCCTCCACCATACCGATTGCTTGTTAGCGGTGGGATAGATAGCCAAGCAATGATTTATGCTTGGAAAGAGTCTGGAGTAGAATTTGAAGTTCATACATTTGTGTATGATCAAAACATGAATCTGCACGACTTATCTTTGTTATGGGAATATGCCAAATTACATGATATCAAGGTTACTCATCATAACATCAGTCATTTTGAATTTTTAAAGAATGATTTATTTTCCTATAGTAAAAAATATAGCTGTAATAGTCCTCAAATTACATTCTACATGTCTATGATGGATAGGTTTACCGATGGAACCCTTATACTTTCCGGTAACCCTCCATTAAATATTCCCTTTTTTAACTTCGCTATTTTAGGATTAGAGAGGTATAGAATCATTAATCGTAAAAATATAGTTCCATTTTTTTGGATACACACTGCTGAACTTGCAGGGGCCTGGATTTATTTACAATCCAAACACGAAGCTTCATGGGTAAGATCAAATTTTAAATTTACAGAAAATAACGAAGCAAAATGTTTTTTTTATCACAGTGCAAAAATACCCGTTATACCATCCTATAAAAAATCAGGTTTTGAAAAATATAAGCTCTACTACGACAACTATAAGATAGATCCTGCGACCAAGATAAAGTTACTACTAAATACAAAAAAAAATAATAAGAGTAAAAGAAATTACGATATATTATTTAGATTTTCGCTTATCTACGAAAATCCGATCTCATTAAATTTTGAAACTATAGGAATCTAAAATGACTGATTTTATTATCGATTTTGAACAAACAGCTTCGGAAGAACAAATTCAAAATTACTTTACAAGAAACGGCTGTACTGTAAAGCATGTATATAGTAACTTTGACAAGGTCTATGTTGTACAATCCGATAATGTTCTTCCTAAGGATGATATTGTTACCAGCATTATCAATGACACTGAGTCAAACATTGCTCCTCTATCAGACACTGCTATAGCAATCGATAGCTATAATGCGTCATCTTTAGCTATTCAGGACGATAAAAATTGGTGGAAAGTTGTAGTTTATGTAGGTGTTGATTTTACACAAGAAAATCTTAATTTTAAAAAGTTTGGTCAAAAGGTTACTGTTTATCTTTTAGATAGTGGTGTCGATTTAACACATCCAGAATTTGACGGAGAAGATGTTAGTCAAATTTTTACCTTCAACGGTAATCCTACAGATGTTAATGGACACGGTACTGCTTTAGCAAGCCTCATTACTGGTAAAACTGTATCGCTAGCTTCAACAAAGGTTGTTTCTTTAAAAATATTCGAAGAAGGAACGCCTACTCCTTTAAGTAAGTTAATAGAGGCGTTTGATTTAGTTTTAACAGATTCTGTTAATCAAAAGTTTTCACTATTAAACATGAGTTGGGGTATTCCATATAACGAATACATCAATAATAAGTTAAAACAATTACACTATGCGGGTAACATAGGATTAATTGCCGCAGCCGGAAACAATGGAAGTCCTATCGCTGATATTACTCCAGCCTGTGTTGACGAAGTATTTGTTGTAGGAGCATTTGATAAAAACTTAGATCCTTGCGATTTTACAAATTACACCAGCGATCTTGCTAATACAGAAGGTCCTACCAATTATGGAGCCTTAGATGTATGGGCCCCGGGCGAAGATATCTATGTGGCGCTACCTAACGGTCAATATGGATCAGTTGCGGGAACCAGCTTTGCTGCTGCAATACATTCAGCAGCAGCGGCTGCAGATGTTGATATCATGTATTCCCTAGATTCAAATAATCTAGCACCTAAAAATATTTTGTTAGATCAAGTTTTGAAAGAATCTTTTTCTAAAGGAAGGCCCGGCCTGCTAGATCTGACTGGTCAATACAGTAATTCAGTTAATGAAATTACATGTATGTATCCACTCGATAGCACATCTCGTACATTCAGCTTACCTAACACACTTAGATTATTTGCAGATATTGATCAGTACGAACATTTTTTGCAACCACAGAATGTTAAGTCTGTGAAGTTGTTGACACCGCTTCCGCTAGGATTTAGCCTTACAGAATATGGGTGGATTGTAGGAAAACATGCTCCCCTTAATCCGGGAGTAAATTATATTACATATCCATTAAAAGTTGAGTGGATATTAAACAACGACAGTGTGGTTAATCGCACTTATGATTTATATGTAGTGTCTTTGTCTGCTATTCCCGAAGAAATACCAGATGAGCATGTGTGGATCACACAATACGGTATTAACTGTACCAATACAACCTTTGTCTGCGGTAATCTCAGATGTCCATTTAATAATAACAGTGCCTTAAGATATTGTTGGGATTTCGACGGAAAAGGGGGTTGTGAATACTGTTGCATCGGTGCAAACTGCTGTTTTACTCCACACACTTTAATAACCATGGGAGATGGTTCAAAACTAGAAATTAAAAATATTAAAGTAGGTGATGTTGTCCTTGCAAAAGATCAAGCCACTGGAGATATAATTCAAAAGGTAGTTAGATGCGTTATCACAAGAACTGAGAGACCTATGTATACATATAGGTTCTCTAACGGAGATATCTTAGAAGCATCGGAAGATCATCCTTTATTTGTTAAAGGTAAAGGTTGGGCATCGGTAGTGCCACCAGATGTATATAAAGACTTAAAGAAAGTAGAAAAAATCTTTGTTGGAGATAAAGTAGTTACTGCTGATAATTCTGAATTAGAAATTGTTTCTATTGAGCAGTTAGACTATCCAGATGTGGTCTACGAATTAGATACATCTGGATTCTTTGCTAACGGAGTTATGGCCTATTAACATGCTCAAGATATCTAGCCTTAATATCTTTTACGGTATATTCTAGATATGAGCTTTTAGTGGAGCTAATAACTCCAGTTGCATGTGCATTAAATATATAGGTATATCTTGTATTTTTTTGCGCTGGTAATACTCTAACTCTATGTTTTAGTCTTGACGGGTAAATTATTAATTTTCCTTTGACACTAGGAACTTTTACAAGCTCGTAATCACCATGTCCTAAAGTTTGAACATTTAGGTCAACTTCTTGTGGTAGTATCTCAAAAACTGTTTGTGAATTATTATCAGTCAAATAAAAAATTCCTGTTAAGTGACTGCATGAATGAGAATGAGTCGAAGCTGTGTAGTTAGAAGTTGATCTTGTAAGCCACGAGTCACAAATAGCAAATTGAAGTTTTCTATTAGGAAAATAAAAATTGCCAGCTTTGGCTAGACATTCATTTAACCAATTATAAAGTGTTTCGTCGTAAGAAGGAACATTTACATCATCATCTGTAAAACCAACTTCAAACCCACTGTTAGTATCTCCTGGTCTAGCAGTTCTCCAAAATCTAACTTGTTTAACAAGGTTGTCAGTTATAGAATCTAATTCTTCTAAGTCTGGAAAATTAAATTCAACCATCTTTGATGTACTATCAAATTCAATAAAATTCATTTGTTGTCCTTTGTATTATTTTGGAATGTTTAGATAAAAGTTAAATCCTAGAATTACTCTTAAAGAATCAATAGTGCTTGCATCCACTGAATGTTTATAGTTGGAATCAAAAAAGTAAGCGGTGTTTTCTGTTGCCGGCAGGAAGAAATTATCTTCAAAAGTTATACCTGGATGTCCTTCTTCAGATTGAAGATATAGCACTCCAGAAAATTGACAATACTTTCCGTGACCATGAAGATTGGCATAGTTGCCTTTGGCATATACAGCCGCCCACATTTCGCTAACATATAATCGATAGCCGTGTTTCAATCCAACAAAATAATTTACTTTATCATTTAAAATGTCTATCAACCCGTCTAGTAATTTTGTTTGTTTATGTAAGAAATAATCACTTTGCCAGCAAACTAATTGACCGTTATTTTGGCCTTTTTCGGTTTTATATCGTTCTGTGATATAATTTAAAATATCTTGTTTGTTATAATTGGAAGGTGGTATTATTGATCCATAAACTTTACAACGGTCTTCATGCTGTACAGTAGCAACATGCAAAGGCATCTTGTTGGGATAAAGTTTATCTAATGCCAAGGTTTCTAAGTTCATACTCGATATTTATGAGTGGTCTTGACTACCTGGAAAAGTTTTTACATTCAAAACATAAAAACAATATTAACCGAAACAATAAATATTCTTGACTGTCAAAATTTTATTTCATATAATAAGCTATACTATATAAAAGTGTATTGTTTATGTATTCCTTTATATGGGGGTATAGCTCAGCTGGGAGAGCAGTAGCTTTGCAAGCTAAAGGTCATCGGTTCGATCTCGTTTACCTCCACCAAAATCTATTCCCTGGTAGCTCAGCGGTAGAGCAGTTGACTGTTAATCCGTTGGTGCGCGGTTCGACTCCGTGAGGGGGCACCAACAATACCAAAGTAAATTTTTGGCAAATACCAAAGTAAATTAAATACGTACATTATAAGAGGATTTTACATGTATCAAGATGATTTAACCCTAACACATAAACTAGATTTAGAAAATGGATTTGTTGACGCAAGAGGCAAAATTTTACCAATTGTACATGACATTGCTAACGTGCAAATGATTTGGTCTGAAACTGGTGCTATTCGTGCAAACCATTATCATAAGACTGATACACATATTTGCTATCTAGTCTCGGGAGATATGGACTATTACTGGCGCAATCACGGAGAAACTAAGATTCATAAAGAACGTATTGTTGCTGGAGAACTGTTTAAAACAGGTCCCTTAATCGACCATGAGATGGTATTCACTAGTCCATCTGTTATGGTAGTTGTTAGTGAGCACAAACGTGATGCACTAAGTTACGATCAAGACATCGTTAAAATTGATCCATTACACGAACAATATGTTTAAGTACGATGTTTGTAGATGTTGTGGTAATGAAGATATAAAAAGTTTTATATCATTACCAGATAGTCCTGTGGCGAATGCCTTATTTGAGCAGCCCAATTATAATAGATATCCTTTGGATTTAAATTATTGCGATGTCTGCGGGCATCTACAATTAGATAGTGCGCCTGATCCTGATGTAGTGTTTGAAAGTTACAGATATAGATCGGGAGTTTCTAATTCTTTTAAGTTGCATTTTCAAAATTATGCTCAAACAATTTTTACCAATTACAATCTAAATCAAGACAGCAGTATCCTAGAAATCGGTAGCAATGATGGTTATCTGTTGAACCAATTTAAAACTTTAGGCTGCAAGGTTCAAGGAGTTGAACCTAGTAAATATCTGGCAGACTACTATAAAGAATTCGATATTCCTTTACATTCTGGATTTTTTACCACTGATATAGTTAGTCGTAACAAGTGGCAAGAAACATACGACGTTGTCTGTGCAAATAATGTGCTGGCACATATACCAGATACTCATGATGTTATTCAAGGTATTGCAGACAGTCTAAAAGAAAATGGTTTATTAATTGTAGAATGTGGACATAGAGATGCTATTTTATCAGGTTCGTATTTAGATAATGTATATCACGAACATATTGATTATTATAGTCCTCACTCTTTTGGAACACTTATCGAGCAGTATAGTTTAATTGTAGAACATGTAGAACTAATTGAATCACATGGTTTAAGTTTTAGGTTAATTGCCAGAAAGTCTAAAAAAGACTCTATGACATCTTTTGAATCTATCAACTTAGATGAGATGAGAACGAAGGTTAAAGATATCATTAATTCTCGTAAAGAAAAATTAGAATCCTTAATACACCAAAGACCATTTGTTGCCTACGGCGCAGCAGCCAAGGCAGTTACCAGTCTTTACAGTCTAGATCTTGTTAATGAAAGATTGGTAGGGGTTTACGACGACAATGAATTAAAACAGGGTTTTTATTTTCCTGGAACAGATATCTTAATTGAACATCCTAGTAAAATTGATAAAAACAGTCTTGTGGTTGTAACAGCCTGGAATTTCTTTGATGAAATAAAAAACAAATTAATTGCCAACGGTCACAAAGGAGATATCATCTGTATGCTCTAGTATATGGGACGGGGAAATGGGCTAGATTATTGGCAAGAAAGATCAAAGAACTTGATTATATTCCTGTTCATATAGGCACAGACTCTACTGTCAGTTTCCTGAAACGAGGATCTATTATTGATCTATCTAGTAATATTCCTATTTTTATTGCTTCTAAAACAACTTCTCATTTTGGAGATTTTTTAGAATCCTTAACCTATAATCCAAGTCTGATATTTGTAGAAAAAGGTTTTAGTACGCAACAGGAAATAGATATAGCAAAAACTATGTCGCAAGGAGTTCCGGTTTATTTTCTCAGTCAGTACAGATTTTCAAAAGTCATTAATGAATTCATAAATTTGAAATTAGGTATAAAATCTATACACTATGATTGGCAAGTAGAAAATCATGCTGCTCAAGAATGGTTGTATCACATAATATCTATTGATAATTACATGAAGCAAACTAACAACACATTGTTCATAAATGATTATGGCAATTATGAGTTGGACAAAATATCAACTATCAATATAGAAAAAAATATACAGCGATCATGTAAAATATTCTTGAACACTAAAGACGACCAACAATATGTAATTGAAATTGGAAAAAAATCTATTTTAATGGCTGACTCTTCTATTTTACTAGAAGTAGAAAACGAAGATTGTTTGTCCTATCAGTTGCAGGAAATTTTAATTAAAAAAGACACAACAAGATTAGAAAGGTTATAAAATGAAAATTTTAATATTAGGCTCAGATGGATTTATTGGTTATCATTTAACCAATTCAATTTTATTGGACGATCGCTTCGCACAATATTCAATTGTGGGAATAGACGCTAATAGAATGAGGACAGATATGTTGCCTAAAAGTTCTAGATTCTCTTTCCATCAAACTAATATTCTTGAATCTAGACCATATGTTGATTCACTAATTCAAGAAGCAGATGTGATTTTACCCTTAGTAGCAATTGCTACACCAAAGATCTATGTAGAACGTCCTATGGATGTCTTTGAACTAGACTTTGAAGAGAATTTGAGAATCCTTAAATTATGTCATAAGTTGGGTAAACGTGTTATCTTTCCTAGTACCAGCGAAGTTTATGGAAAAGGTGTTGCACCGTTTGACGAAGAAACGACAGACCTTGTCTATGGTCCTATTAAGTATAGCAGATGGATCTATGCCTGTTCCAAACAATTATTAGACAGAGTAGTATTTGCTATGAATCAAAAATCTAAATTTAGGTTTACTTTATTTAGGCCTTTCAATTGGGTAGGTCCATATCTAGACAGTTTAGAATCTAGTTCAGAAGGTTCAAGCAGATTGATTACTCAACTTATAAACGATGCTAGAATTAAGGGAGAAGTAACCCTAGTAGACGGTGGTCATCAGAAACGCTGTTTTACAGACGTGAGAGACGGAGTAGATGCTCTAAAACTTATGATTCTACACGAAGACAAATCCGACGGAAAGATCTATAATGTAGGTAATCCATGGAACAATTTCAGTGTAAGAGAAGTGGCAGTAAAATTAATTGATAGGTTACATCAAGAAGGTCTCGCTACAAATGTGCAGATTAAGGTTAAAAGTAGTTCAGACTTTTATGGATCTGGATATGAAGATGTAAGCAATAGAGTTCCAAGTATCAACAATATTGGCAATGATCTAGGTTGGACTCCCGCTCATACATTTGACAGCAGTCTAGAAAATATTTTAAAATCTTTATCATAGGGATTAATAATGCCTAAACTAGCAATTATAGGTAAAGGCACAGCCGGTGCATTATCTATAGGACATTTTTTAAGATACACAGATTGGGAAATAGATTGGTATTTTGATCATTCCGTGAAGGCTCAGGCCGTAGGTGAGGCATCTACTCTTACTCTTCCTAACGCACTTTACCAATATTTTGATATTACTATTGAAGAATTACAAAAACACCTAGACGGTAACTACAAATATGGAATTAGAAAGAAGAATTGGGGTACAGGCAAAGATTTCTTTCATCATTTTTCTCCACAAGGAAACGTAGCCTATCATTTTAACGCAGTAAAACTACAAGAATACGTATTTGATTTTGTTCAGAAGAGTAGGCGTGTAAAAATATTTGATCAACATGTTCATAGTCTAGATTCCATAGATGCTGATTACATAATGAATTGTAGTGGTAAACCTAAAGATTTCGAACCTTTTCATATGTCCGAATATATTCCAGTTAACAGTGTTTATGTAACTCAGTGCTATTGGGATCATCCTACCTTTCAATATTCTTTAACCTATGCTAGAAAATACGGATGGGTTTTTGGTATTCCTCTACAGAATAGGTGTTCAATAGGCTATCTTTATAACAACACAATTACCAGTTTGGAAGATGTTAAAGAAGATGTTAAAATAATGTTTGAAGACTTTAACCTTGTTCCAAGCGAAGACACTAATGCTTTTAGTTTTAATAACTATTATAGAAAAAACAATTTTGAGCAGGACGAAAGAGTTGTCTACAACGGTAATGCCAGTTTCTTTCTAGAACCATTAGAAGCAACAAGCATACACTTTATGGAACATATTTTTAGATTAGCATGGGATTTATGGAATGGACGTAGATCTGTAGCAGAATGTAATCAAGGTTATATAAGGTATATCACAGCAATAGAACATATGATAGCCAATCATTATTATGCAGGCAGTATTTGGGATAACCAATTTTGGACGATGGCCAAAGAAAAAGGTAAAAATGCTATGAATAAATATTCCGAAAATGCTGCATATCAAAATATTTTAGATTGCATGAAAAAGAATAAGAAACAATGTTTAAAAATGCTTATAACTGAATTACCTGCTGAGTACGGGCAATGGAATGCTCCACAGTTTTATCAAAATTACGAAGGTTTAGGTATTCTTGATAAAGTATTGAATGAGTTTTACATACATCAAATTAGTCCAATGAGAAACGACATGCTATCAGCATTGAGAGGAAATTACAGTGTCTAAGTCAAAAGATAAACAAGAACGTAAGGTAGTATCTAAAAGAACGAGTCAAGGAGGCAAGTTGCCTAAAACAAGTTCTATGAGCAAACACCAACGCAGGAATTTTAAATCTTATAGGGGACAGGGGAAATAATTATGTCTAATGGAGGTAAAGGTTCTAGTCCACGCCCATTCAGCGTTGATCAAAAGACCTTCGCTGAAAATTGGGGGAAAGTTTTCCGCAACCAAGAAAAATTAGAGGTCACTCCTGAAGAGGACGAAGCCTGGAAAGAATTAGAAAAAAACTGTCAAAAGAAACAATTATCGCCTCCTTAATTAAATGGTATAACGGTTGATTTGTAATCATCAATTGGCAGTTCGATTCTGTCAGGGGGCACCAAAACAATGAAAGAAAAATTTATCAATCTATACATGGATTGGGCTCAACGTGCTGCTGAACTTAGTCACGCCCGACGACTTCATGTAGGTGCTGTAATCGTAAAAGATGACACTGTAATAAGTTATGGTTATAATGGTATGCCTGCTGGTTGGGATAACAACTGTGAGTATGAACACTATACACCGGGTACCCCCAATGACTATGAACTCAAAACCCGTCCAGAGGTTCTCCACGCAGAGTCGAACGCCATATCTAAATTAGCCCGTTCCACCAATAGCGGTTTGAACGCTGACATGTTTATTACACATAGCCCTTGCCTAGATTGTGCTAAACTGATATACCAATCTGGCATACGAAATGTTTATTATAGAGATCATTATCGGGACAGTGCGGGCATAGAATTTTTAACAAAATCAGGTATTGAGGTAAAAATGGTTAAATAGGTATATAACTTATGCCTATTATGTTACATCTAATTAAAGACTATGCAGATAACTTTTTCAATCTAATTAATGAAGATCCTGTACGTCCTCATATACCGCATCATTTAAGAATAGGCAATAACAAGGACATTTTTGTTTTAGAGCAAGAAAAAACTGCAGAGGCTATTACCTGTGTAAGTTATCAAGTAACTGTACCAGCAAGCGAAATCATGTTATTTGAAACCTGTGATTTGCCCACGACCGCAGTTTTCTATACCATATGGAGTTACAAAGCAGGAAAGGGACGGCAACTAATTTTAGATAGTGTGAATTATATTTTACAGAACAAACCGTCTGTAAATAAATTTGTTACCTTAAGTCCAAAAACTGAAATGGCTAGGAAATTCCATCTACGCAATGGCGCTAAAGTCCTAAGAGAAAACAAAGAAACAATAAATTATGAGTATGAATTAAAATAAACTGCTCGAATTTATATTTCCATGAGCAGGTATTACCTGCTTTTTTTGTTGACTTTTTGTTTAATATATGCTAAAATTAGTCAAGGACTACAATATATCATGAGCGTTATTCATTTAGATAAATTAGGTCAACCTTTAAAACAAGGTGACATTGTGGCTTTCCCTTATCAAAATCGTCTACAAATAGGTAGAATAGTTAAAATTAATGCTAAGATGTTAAGAGTTGAAAAGGTTGAAAAAAAGAAGAAATGGGAGCCTGTTGGCTGGAATAAGTATCCAGAAGATGCTGTTAAGATAGAAGGTCCTCAGGTAACTATGTATCTATTAAAGACATTAGGAGAATAAAATGCCCACAACTTTCCTTGTGAGCGATACACATTTTGGTCACGAAAAAACCTGTACTGTTTTCAAACGGGCAGATGGCTCACCTCTCCGTCCATTCAAAACTGTTGAAGAAATGGACGAGGAAATGATTAAAAGGTGGAATGATCGTGTTCGTCCTAAGGACAAAGTATATCATCTTGGAGATGTCGTAATCAATCGTAAATTCCTCCATGTGCTTGGTAGGCTCAATGGTGACAAGGTGCTTATCCGTGGCAATCACGATATATTCAAACTTGAGGACTACACTCCATACTTTAGAGATATTCGTGGATGCCATGTTATGAACGGAATGATCTTTACTCATATCCCACTTCATGAAGAAAGTCTTGGACGTTTTGGTACCAATGTCCATGGTCACCTTCATTATAATCGTGTCATGCGAATGGACAGTTACCTAAGCAAGCCTGTGGTGGATGTCAGATACCATTGTGTTTGTGTAGAACATACTGACTTTGCCCCAATCAGCCTTGAAGAAGTAAATGAACGTATAGTCAAAGAGGGCGGAACTGTGGGATTTCGCAATGGTAACGGGCCCATTGAAGTTATGTAGGAGTGAACTATGAAAAAATTAAAAAAATTTGAACCTCTAAGTCTAGATGCAACTCAAAAAATTCAAGATCTAATAAAACGAGGTGGCCACATTATTTTAGAAAAGAAAGACTATGTTGAAATCAAACGTATTTCTAGTATTGCTAAAATAGACCAATGGGGCCGTGTAGAATGGCGTCCAGAATAATCTCTTATCATTATATGCAAAGATAATTACAGATATGAGTACTCTTCACATATTAACCGCCCCAGATAAACCTGTTCATATTGACAATAGAATTGATGCCTTTGCAGTTGGTGCTGTCAAATTTATAGAGAATATGCAGAAGTATGGATGGGACTGTGTTCATTATGGTATACCAGGTTGTGAAGTAGATTGCGAAGTCTTTATGGCTTTGGATTTTTTCTATCAGGACTATCATGAAAACATGAGAAGGTACAATGAAAACGCAGGAAAGGAAATCGCCAGAAGGAAAAAACCAGGAGACATGATCATGTGTTTTCATGGTTGGGGTAATCAACAGGCAGCAGAAATGAACTCAGACCTCCCTATAGTGGAGCCTTATATAGCCTACGATCATACGGCTGTATTCGCTCCCTATAGGGTTTTTTCGTCTTATGCAGTCCAACACATGTACTATGGACATCACAAGATGTTAATGAATCCTAGTTGGTTTGATGCAGTGATATCTAATGGATTTACACCTAGTGAATTTGAATTTACCACTACCAAAGAAAATTACGTTTTATATTTTGGAAGAGTGGTAGAAAGTAAAGGCATACACATCTGTATTCAAGCCACAGAAAGAACTGGTGATAAACTTATCATTGCAGGTCCAGGGACTCTAGAAGGATTAGGATACAAAAGTATACCAGAACATGTGACCTGTGTTGGCCTATGCAATGCCGAACAAAGAAAGGCATTAATGAAAAATGCCAAGGCAATATTTGGCCCTACATATTATATTGAACCATTTGGCAACATGGTAATTGAAGGATATCTATCGGGTACACCTGCTATTACCTCAGACTGGGGCGGATTTATAGACACTGTGGTACACGGTATAACAGGATTCAGATGCCGAGAAATGCGTGAATTTGAATATGCACTAAAAAATATTCACACTATAGATCCACATGCGTGCCGTAAATTTGCAGAAGATAACTATTCAGAAGATGTTATCTATAAAAAATATCATGAGTACCTACTCAAAGTTCAAACTAAAGATTTTTACAGATGAAAAAAGCATTTATAATAACAAGTATAATAGAAGTAGATAATCAACATCCGTTAACATATAGCAGTGTTAGGTCACACTTTACTACAGAAGAAAGACTAAGACAGACCTGTTTTACGGTAAGTTCTATTGATTCTATTAGAGATCCTGATATAGATATCTATATAATCGATTTATCTGACAACTACGAACAGTATGCCAAGGTTCTAGGATATCAGAGAAATTTATATTTTATAGGTGTCAAAAAAGAATACCCAGAAATATACAATGAAGCAAGGACACATAATAATAAAAGTCATTGCGAGACACTATTATTAAAAACGTTTATAGAAAATAATTTATCTGATTTACAACAATATGATTATATCTGTAAGATAAGCGGACGTTATTTTATAGATAGTTCTTTTAATACATCACTGTTTGATGATAAAAATACTGATAAGTTATTTTTTAAATCTCCTTTAAGTTTTGATTGGAATGATAATTGGCCCTATCAAATGGTAGACAGACGTGCTATTCAGAAAGATAATAAACTATATCAATATAGCAGTGTGGCCTATGCTTGGGGCAAAGATTATTTGAATAACATTCTCAACATAAATCGTGTGATATGTTCTATTACCGGTCAAGAATCTGGCAAATATTATGATGTAGAAACTCTACTATATTATTTCACCAGAGAATATGAAAAAGACATTATTCACGTCCCTTGGTTAGTAAATGGATGGGACGGCGTAAATGGCAGATATCTAAGGTATTAAATGGATCTAACGCTGATTATTGTTGACAACTTTTACTTGAATCCGGATGCTGTAAGAAATTATGCCTTAAGTTTGCCATTTGATGTAAAAGGTAATTTTCCAGGCATAAGAACCAAACCTTATCTACCAGATGATGTAAAAAATTGTATACGGCATTGGATGAGCCCTGTTGGTAAAATTACGAACTGGCATGAAAATTACGGATACACAGGTGCGTTTCAAATGGCTACAGCACTTGATAGAACTTGGATTCATTCTGATCATTTTAATAAATGGGGAGGCGTTTGCTACCTAACACCAGATGCTCCTATCTCCGCAGGTACTGCACTGTACCAACATAAAGAAACAAAACTATACAGGAGAATTGAAAAAGATTATGAAGGCTACGATTATACAAAATGGGATCTTGTAGACCGAATTGGCAATAGATATAATCGTTTGATACTTTTTAGAGGAGACCTGTTTCATGCAAGTCTTGATTATTTTGGAGACAGTTATACAAATGGTAGACTGTTTCAAACCTTTTTCTTTGATATATAATGAAATATAAAATTTGTCATGTAGTATTCAGCACTAATCGCCTAGAATATCTAATACCAAACCTTGAATCTCAATACCTATTAAATTTTGAAAATTGTGAAGTTCACAAAATTTTTATAGACGACTATCCTAGAGGTAGAAATAACATGCTCATAGAAGGGTTAGTTAGAACATTTGGATTTAGTGAAGTTATGCTAAATCACACAAATGTTGGACTTAGTTCTGTCTGGACTGGACTTTGGAATCGTATTAAGGAAAGAGACTATGATTATATTTTTCATCAAGAGGACGATATAGTTTTTTTAGAACCTGTGGTAATTACTGATCTTATTGAGATTTTAGAAAAAGATCCTAGGATTAGCCAACTTACATTATCTAGGCAGGCCTGGTACAGTAATGAAGTCGATCCTAGACCTTTACCTAACGATCTAAAATATAAAAACTTTAGGTATCAAAAAGACAGCATGATTTTTAGTCCTATGGCAAGCCTATATAATCATAGACTTACTCGTATACCATATGAAAGATATTTCAATCATAACCTAAACGAAGGACTTATCGGTAAGGTTCTCTATGATGCCTATGGTATGAATTCTGCAAATGTTAAAAACTTTTTTGGCAAGAAATTAATAAATCATATTGGAGAGTGGTTTACAGGTAGACGAATATTGCAAGGTGAACCCGGATTTGAACAATTCGGTCATTATGACCCAAACAAAAAATACTACAGTAAGGACGGTAAAGAATACGATAAATAGGTTATATGTATGTTTGGACAGACCTGAATCGTGAAAACATAATAGAATCTCTTTTCCAAAAAAAACATATACTTACAAAAAAAATGTATGTGGGGGAATTCCATAGCAAATTAACTTACCAAATTCAAAAACTTGCACCGGTCCTAACTACAAAACAGACTTCTTCAATAGATAAAAATAATGTTTTTATTGGAGGGCATTATTGCTACGACCTAGACCAAGAAGGAAAGAAATCAATCTATTTAGATTTTATATACGATAAAAAATCCAAGCACCTTGATCTTTCCGAAATAAGTTTTTTTCAATTATGTGTAAGTATTGCAGACATATTATTGCATGAAATCATCCACATGCATCAATACAGAAAAAGAAACTTTAGAGATATTAGGGAATATGTTAGTCATACAAGAAGTTATAAAAAAAGAATTACACAAAATTATCTAGGACACAATGATGAAATTGAAGCCTACGGTTTTAATATTGCCTGCGAACTGCAAGATAAATTTCAAGATAAAGAAACAATATTGGATTTTCTAGAAGGCAGACGAAAGGCACATACAAAAAATATTTACTCGCTACATCAGTACCTAACAGCCTTTGATAAAGATTGGCAGCACCCTGTTATGATTAAACTTAAAAAACAAATTGTAAAAAACATTCCCAAGGCTATAATTGGTAAACCTTTTACAGACAAAAATTGGATAAATTACTAGGTTGACATTTAAAGCACATGGCCTTATACTTAGGCTATGATAAAATATTCTACCCCCAAGACAAAAGTTCGTAAAATCAAGTCAACTGATCCGAATTTTAATATCACAACTGAGTATATAATCTATCCTCGTGCTGCCATTCACGTCAGCCAACGCTGTCCAGAAAACTATAAACATCTTATAGAAGAGTGTGTTAATCACGGTTGGATTGAACCCGTGGCCTATATGAGCGAACGTGAAATGTTGTTCGTAGGTTTATCCGGAAATAATCAAGAGGCATAAAATTAACAATAAATATTATGGCTACACAAAGGTAGCAACATTATCACATTATCCGTGTTAGGAAGGAAAAATAAAAATGAGTTATAATAAAACAAAAACTGACCCAGAACTTGGTATTAAAATCCACGAACATCTTGTTAAGTGTGGAGTAGAAACTCCAGTCAAAGATCATAATTATATTGTTGATCGCAAAGGTAAAATTGAAGTGATTGAGCAGTTATTTGCTCAAATTATGAAAACACTTAACCTGGATTTATCAGACGACAGTCTAGCAGAAACACCTAAGCGTGTGGCCAAAATGTATGTAAACGAAATATTTTGGGGACTAGATTGGGAAGCCTTTCCCAAATGTACCACTGTCGAAAACAAAATGAAATACGATGAGATGGTCATCGAACGTAATATCAACGTTCAATCAAACTGTGAACATCATTTTGTAGTGATAGATGGATTAGCCACAGTGGCCTATATACCTAAAGATAAAGTTCTAGGACTCAGCAAAATTAACAGAGTTGTAGAATATTTTAGTAAACGTCCTCAGATTCAAGAACGCCTAACTGAACAGGTTTTTCATGCGTTAGAATATATACTAGGCACAGATAACATTGCTGTGGTGATTGATGCTCAGCATTATTGTGTAAAGAGCAGAGGCGTAGAAGATACAGGTTCATCTACAACAACCAGTAAACTAGGCGGAGTTTTTAAATCAGATCCTAGTGTAAGATTAGAATTTATGAACATTGTAAATTCTTGCCACAAACGATAACTTTAAAGGTAATAAATGAAAAAAGGTAAACTTAATATTCCAAGCCGTAGTCAACCGGCAAGTCCAGCAGCCTCTCAATCTTCTAATGTTCCCTTACCTCCAGGAGGTCAGGGACGGCCTCCTAGTGTAATGGTCGCAGTTCCTGCAATGGAAATGGTTAATGCTGAATTCGCACAACATCTAGCCATGTCCTGTGCCAATATGGTAGCACATGGAGTAAGAATTAATTGTGCATTTAACATTGGTAGTGTAATTACTATCGCTCGTCGTAACCTAGTTGACATTTTCTTGAAAAGTGATTTTGATTATATCTGGTGGGTAGACTCAGACATGAAATTCCCAGTAGATACTCCTATCAGGCTTCTCAAGCGTAACAAACATATCGTGGGATGTAACTATCGTAGACGTCGTTTCCCTAATCCTAACTTTACAGGTATGATGGGTGCGGCAGGTCAATTTACTGAGTTTCAAACTACAGATAATAGTCCAGCAATGGAATTAATTGATGTACTACCTCATGGACTAGTTTTAGTCAAACGTGAAGTATATGAGAAAGTACCCCAGCCTCATTATCTACAAGAATTCATTCCAAGTTTAAATCTGGAAATTGGAGAAGATATTTTCTTTTGCCAACAAGCCCAAAAAGCAGGGTATGAAATTTGGTGTGATCAAGAATTAAGTAGAGAAATTGCACATATTGGAATTTTCCATTTTAACTATAATCTAAGCGTACCTAAATCTTAAAAGGTGAAATCATGTTTGAGTCTATTGAAATTCGGCAATGTAAAAATGGTGTTATTGTTACATTGCGGACTGATGACGAAGATGAAGAATATGTCTATGACACTGCTAGAAAAGCAATTAAATTTGTTAAAGACATGTTAGATTCTAAGCAAAAAGAAAAATTAGTGTCTTCTCAATAAATTATGACTATTAAAAAAGTATACGAAGTAGGCGACTCTGCTTGGGTACATGGTATTCGAAGCGATAACAAATTGGTCAAAGGTCAAGTTATTAAAAAACTTGATTTGACCAATGAAGGATTTTCTGAGCCTTATTACATAATATCTATTCCTACCCATATAGAACCATTGCTTGAAATTCGTCAATGGGAAAATCTAAGTCAAGATGAACGCGGCCCTATTGGTATGTATAGAGATTTGCGCAATAAAATGGAAACTGATAAGTTATTATCAAAAATGGGTTACATAAGTGGTGAGTCATTTGATGAAGAAGAGCCTACACCAGAACAAATCCATGCTGCACTTGAAAAATCACAGCGTACCAATAAACATGCGCCCTTGCTGATAAAAACAGAAAAACCTAAAAAAAGGTTTTACCCAAGAAAAAAGAAACAATGAATAATCCTTGGACACATATCGTAAAGGCTTTAGAACCTGACTACGACAGAATTTATCATATGCTTAAAAAAGGTCCTGTTATAAAATGCAAAGTACATTGTACCAGTAAAGTAGCCATAATGCAAATTGTAGAACTATATGAAAATAATGACGAAGATTTGTTAGTTGATGAAAATACTAAAACTTTTGACACCTATATAAATTTAATAGAGGAAGAATTAAAAAATTGGCAAGGTGTGAGGCGTATGGCCTACGACCAATGGTATTTTAAATCAAAGAAACAAGCAGAAAAATTTCAAGTTTTCTTTAACCTTAAATGGACAAATTAATTAAACTCGTTGTTCACCAATGGCCCACGTCTGAGTGGATGGGTAGTATTGAGGCTCAATCAATCTATGAACATTGGTTATCACAAGAAGAAGGTACTTGGTTGAAAAATAATGCCATTGGTGACCTAGAAGTTAAACAAACGGACACTACATATGGTATAGATATGGGCGGAGGATACCCTATCGCTCATAACTACGAAGTTACAGCAACACTAACAGAAAAAAATTACGTATTCTATAAACTGAAATGGGCAAGGTAAGATGGCAAGAGGTAGAAGAAAACGACCACTTAGTAATTAAAGAAATTCACAAGGTCAGAGTTCATGCCTTTAATATGGGAGATGTAGAAGATCCAGAAATCTATGCCGGTGCTGCTATTTGGGATTGGCAACAGACTGATTCGGGTAAATTTATCATGGCACATGGTAAGGATCATACATATAGTATCGGAATAGATTATAATACATACGGCTATAAATGTGTGATAACTTGTGAAATAGAATCAAAAAAACTAGCAGAATTTTATTTAAGATGGGGGAAACCAGTATGACCAATCCTTTTAGTGATCAAGAAAAATTCATGAGATCTTGCGATCAGACTGTGGGCGAAATAAACGGAAGACAGTTCAGTTTGTACAAATCTCTTATCAAAGAAGAAGTAGAAGAGTTAAATACGGCTAGTGATCAATTAGAAGAATTAGATGCACTCATCGATATTCTAGTTGTCACTATTGGGGCTATTCATTCTATGGGAGCGAACGCAGAAGGAGCCTGGAACGAAGTTATGCGAACTAACTTTGCAAAAATAGACGAACATACAGGAAAAGTTCGTAAACGTGAGGACGGCAAAGTTCTCAAGCCCGAAGGATGGCAACCCCCTAATCTTAAACCATTTTTACCTAAGGAGTAATTATGTATAGTGTAGACACATTCGACAGTTTTTATCAAAATAGAACTGCCAGCGAAATTAACTCTGCTATGGGTAGAGTTTATGGATACATGATGATGGCTGTGGTAGTAAGCATGGCCGTGGCTGGCTTTGTAGGTTTTAATCCTGCCCTATTGGCATTCTTTTTCACAGGTTGGATGAAATGGGTTACCATATTCCTACCTTTAGTAGCAGTTTTTGGGATAGGTTTCGCACTGGCTAATGACCCGCCTAAACCCTTAGCAATAGCATTGTTGGTAGGCTTTGCTGCTTTGATGGGGCTGAGTTTTGCCACAATTTTTGCTGTTTATAAATTAGGCAGCGTGTTTACCGCATTTATGGGTGCGGCTATTTTATTTGGAGTTATGAGTGGATACGGATATTTCACAAAAAAGAGCTTGGATAGTGTCGGAAAGTTTATGTTTGTTGGCCTTATCGCTATTATTTTGGCCAGTATTGTCAACATTTTCATCGGTAGTAGTGTATTCAGCATGGTTATTAGCAGTCTTGCTATCATTATCTTTTTGGGACTCACCGCCTACGACACCCAAAAGATCCGTGAAATGATCATGTACGATAGTTCGGATGCCGCAGAAGTATCAGGGGCCTTGACATTATACCTAGATTTTGTTAATATATTTCTATCATTGTTAAACCTATTTGGTGATAAGAAAGAATAATATGTCTTTAAGAAGTGAATATTGGAGTTGCAGTCCTTTCGCAGATTGGCTTCGTGGTACGCCAAAACCCAGTGCGGGTACTAGCGAACAATGGGATGCTTGGAATAAGGAGGCCAAAACTAATCATCCTATTCGTTATTGGCTGGCTGAAGAAGCATTGGACCGAATACAAAAATTCATCAAATGGCCCTTGGATCAACTATATGACATTAAATATTATATTAACAATCGTTGGATTAGTCGTACTCATAGTCTCACTGCTCATCCACGTGATATTAAACCGGGTGCCTGGTGCGACGTGGGCAACCGCTTTTTACCTTGTCTGTTTAATGAGCTCGTTGACTTTGTAGAAGTTGAACTAGCCTGGTGGC